AGAATTTAAATTACCTTTAATCCCTATTGAATCTAAAAGCGGGGGACTTCATCTTTTTATTTTTATGAAGGATTTTATATCCGCGACTCTTTTAGTATCTTTCTTAAGTAATCTTCTTCCTCTTTTTAAATTAAAACCAGACACAGAAATTTTTCCCAAGCAAACACAACTAACTAAAGACACAGAAACTGGAGAATTAAGACCAGGACAATTTATTAACTTACCTTATTATAAAAAAACAGAACGTAGAGCAGTGAACGTTGATGGAACTTTTTTTACCTTTGAACAATTTATTGAAGTAGCTGAAGCTAATTTAGTAGGTAAAGATAGTTTAGATAACATTACAGAAGATATTGATAGAAAGATATATGAAGGAGCGGATGATGATTTTAAAGATGGGCCTCCTTGTCTCGCTCATCTTTCTACAATTATGAAAGATCCAACTTTTGATGGCAAAGATAGATTTATGTATAACTATCATGTCTTTGTTAAAATGAAATATGAAGATACATGGAAACAAAAAGTTAAGAATGCTCCAGTCAAATATTTTGCAGAACAACACGCCAATGCGTGGGATGATAAATTATTAAATGCTAAAGTAAGATCATGGTCAAGATCCTTAAAAGGATACACATGTACGCAGAGTCCTATTAGTGATCATTGTAAAAAAGGAATCTGTGTTAAGAAAAGATTTGGAGTTTTAGCAGGATCTAAAGGAACGTATCCAGAATTAACTAATTTAAAAAAGATAGACTTGGAACCAGAACCAGAATTTGAATTTGATGTAATTAAATCTGACGGTATTAGCACAGCTACAGTTCATTGCAGAAGTGTAGAACATGTGAATGATCAACGTAAAAGAAGAAATGCAATTTCTAAAGCAGCAGGGTTTGCTCCCCCTATTATTAAAGGAGACGAAGACCAAACTGTTCTTGATACATTATGGAGGACCCAAAAGATAGTTTCCCCTCCTATTGGTACAACTCCTAAAGAAAAATTACATGATGTTCTTCATGCTAAAATAAATGGGGCCAAAGCTACCAATGACGCTAGCTTTAAATCAGGAACTGTACTGATTGAAGAAGGAAGTGCCTATTTTAAATTTGATAAATTTTATGACAAATTAAAATCTAAAAACTGGAAGTATAGTGAAGATAAAACAGGGAACATGATGATGAAGACTTATGAAAGTTGTGACATAGAATTTATGGAACAAAAAAGATTCCCTAGTAAGACGAAAGGTAAATATAACACCCCTACTAAAAACATAGTTAAAATTTCTATTAAAGATTTTGAGAATGTTCCGATTTATCATACCAGACTCAAGCACCAGAAGGACATCATATGATTAAAAAATATAAAGAAAAATTTGAGATATGGTCCTTATACTATAGACAAGAAATTGTTTGGTTTATTGTTGGGTTTATTATTGGAGCGATACTATTATGATGAGAAAAATACTCGGGCCTCCGGGAACAGGGAAAACAACTAAATTATTAAAATATGTAAAAACATTTTTAAAATTGGGAACTCCTCTGGAGAAAATAGGTTATTTTGCCTTTACTAAAAAGGCTGCAAATGAAGCAAAAAATAGAATGTTGGACAGCTATCCTGACCTATCTTACAAGCATTTAAAACGTTTTCAAACCTTACACTCTCTAGCTTTTGAAAGATTGGGTATGAAAAAAAGTGAAGTTATGCAAGATGAACATTATGAAGACATAGGAAAAAAATTAGGAATTGAAGTTACAGTTTATAGTGATGGTCAAGAGCGAACAGGCTTTGTAGATTCAGACAGTGAATATTTTAATTTGATTAATGCAGCTAGAATCAAAGGAATTTCTAGTGAAGAAGAATATAATTCTGATATGTATTCCGATGATCTAGATAAAAACTTAATTCCAATTTTAGAAGACGAAATTAATAATTATAAAGATGCGTTTCAGTTAAAAGATTTTACGGATATGATCCATAAATTTAATAAGGCAGAATTGTGTCCAAAATTTGACGTAGTATTTATTGATGAAGCACAGGATTTATCTCCTATTCAATGGAAAATGTTTGAAGAGCTAAAAAAGCACACAAAACATATGATTTTAGCGGGTGATGATGATCAAGCTATCTATGCATGGGCCGGCGCAGACGTAAAAAGATTTCAAGATGAGCCTGCAAAAGAAATTATTTTGCCACAATCTTACAGGGTACCTCGCACTGTTCAACATATTGCTGACAATATTTTGGATAGAATACCAGATGAGAGGAGAATAAAAAAAGAATGGGATGCAAGAGACGAAGAAGGAGATGTTTATTTTGGAACTGCAATTGAAGATGTTCCTTTACATGAAGGGGAATGGTTAGTGTTAGCAAGATACAACGATAGACTCATAAAACTTAAACCCATTTTAAGAGAGATGGGAATTTATTTTGAGTATAAAGGACGCAAGAGTTATAAAGCTAGACTTTACAATGCTATTCAAAATTTTACTAGATGGACTAATGGTGACCAACTTTCTCTAACGGAATGTAAAGACTTGTTTGAATATCTTGGCAAAGAATTTAAAGAAAAAGAAGAACGTATGTATGACCTTAAAGAATTTGGATATAGCCACACTGATAGATGGTTTGATGTATTTGAAACTGAACCTGAGGATAGTTTGTATATTAGAAATATGTTGACGCAAGAAGAAAAATTAAGTGAATCGGCTCGAGTTACTTTATCCACAATTCATTCTGCTAAAGGAGGAGAAGCTGAAAATGTATTATTAATTTTAGACAATACCAAAAACATTAGAGAAGCCATTGAAAGATCTCCTGATAAAAGTGATGAAGAAAACAGGATATGGTATGTAGGAGTAACAAGAACAAAACAGAATCTTTATATAATGACAGCGCGAAAGGAGAGTAATGGATATGACATCGAAAGTGTACACTAAGCAGATCGGCGGGGCCCACTACAAGAAAATGAAAATTCAGCCAAGTGAATTTGTTCATGAGAACAGAATGTTATTTGCAGAAGGCAACATAATAAAGTATATATGTAGACACCCGTATAAAGATGGAAAGCAGGATATATTGAAGGCAATACATTATTGTGAAATGATTATTGAAAGAGATTATAAAAATCCAAGCCCAATGGATAAACCTAATTTCTGGGGGATCTTAGCTGGCGGTAGAAACAAATGAGAATCCCTAAATTTGAAGCACAAACTGAATGGGTTAAACCAACAGAATTTCCAGACTTAAGAAAAGTCGATGAGATTGCAATAGACTTAGAAACTAAAGATCCTGATCTTATTAAAAAAGGATCAGGTTCTATTATTGGTAATGGTGAAATTATTGGAATTGCAGTGGCAACTTCATTCTATAAAGGATATTTTCCAATTGCTCATGAAGGCGGAGGAAATATGGATAAGAAACAAGTTTTCTCTTGGCTTAAAGATGTTTTAGAAGCCCCATCCACAAAGATTTTTCACAATGCAATTTACGACGTATGTTGGTTAAAGGCATCAGGTTTTAAAATTAATGGTGACATTGTCTGTACTATGATTGCATCAGCAATTACTGATGAAAATAGATTTAGATATGATTTAAATAGTTTATCCTGGCATTATTTAGGCTATGGAAAGAATGAAAGAGCTTTAGCTGAAGCTGCTGAAGAATGGGGAATCGATCCTAAAGCAGAAATGTATAAGCTACCTGCTATGCACGCAGGATCTTATGCTGAACGAGATGCTGAGATTACTCTAGGCTTGTGGCAAGAGATGAAAAAAGAAATAATTCATCAAGACTTAGAAGATATATTTGATTTAGAAACTGATTTGTTTCCATGTCTTGTAGACATGAGATTCAAAGGAGTCAGAGTAGATGTAGAAAGAGCTCATGCAATGAAAAAACAATTAATAGGAGAAGAACGAGAACTTCTACACCAAATAAAAAGAGAAACTAATATTGATACACAAATCTGGGCTGCAAGATCTGTAGCTAACGTATTTGATATGTTAAAAATAGAATACCCTCGAACAGAAAAAACATCTGCTCCTTCTTTTACTAAAAATTTTTTACAAGAACATTCACATCCTGTTGTTAGAATGATTGCTAAAGCTAGAGAAATTAATAAAGCCCATACAACTTTTATTGATTCCATTTTAAGATATGAACATAAAGGTAGAATCCATGCAGAAATTAATCAGTTAAGAAATGCAGGTGGCGGAACAGTGACAGGTAGATTTAGTTATCAAAATCCTAACCTTCAACAGATTCCCGCACGTAATAAAGATTTGGGACCAAAGATTAGAAGTTTATTTATACCTGAAGAAGGATGTAAGTGGGGTTGTTTTGATTACTCACAACAAGAACCAAGACTCGTTGTTCATTACGCAGCGCTATATAAATTACCTTCCGTGTATGATGTTGTTGATGCTTATCAAGCAGATTCAAATTCAGATTTTCATGGAACAGTAGCAGATATGGCACAGATTCCTAGATCACAAGCTAAAACAATTAACTTAGGATTATTTTATGGAATGGGTAAAGCTAAACTTCAGGCAGAACTTGGAGTCACGAAAGAAAAAGCTGCAGAATTATTTAATCAGTATCATAATAAAGTTCCATTCGTTAAACAACTTATGGAGAAAGCATCTAATAGAGCTCAGGA